CGAGAAAGGAACTGCATCAAGATATGTGCGATAGATCGAGGAACGAACAATAAAGCGCGTAGCACTCGCCTCGACCACTTCGGTATCAATGCGAAAATCAGGATAATCAGCAATAAACTTAGCAAGTCTCACCTCTACTGTCTCGTAATCGTTAATGTTAAACATGTTCTGCTACCCCAAAATCTTCCTCGTAGGAACTTAGGAGTTCGTTATAGATCGCTGCGTAACCAACGAGGTCTTTAATACTGTCTTGATGATTTGGAGTCTCTGTAAGTCTTGAGACTTTGACAAGCAACATACACATTGAGACTTGCATTGGCGATATGTAATCTCCAAGGTAACCTGTCCACAATTCTGAGATTCGCTCATGATTTGTGCGACTGCTTCCGTAAATGCGCCCTCTTTCATGTAATGTTCCCTTCACCTCATCTAGTAGTTCATTAGTCTTGCTTCTCATAATCAAACACCTCATCACTCTTAGTCTTGATGTTGGTAATTCTCCTATGAGAATCCCACCCTGCCTTGCGACCTTTCCAGTAACCTGAGTTAAAGGATTGCTCTCTTATGGCTGCAACAATATAAGCAAGGACTGTCAGACCCATCATGCACCACATCCATAACAAACCTAGTTCTTTCATTGTCTCACCCCTGCCCCATACCAAGAACCTGAGTAGTCAGTTGTGAAACAGTATTGGCTTACAGCCTCATCATAAGAAATGCTGTAACTGTCACCTTGTTGTGCTAAGTATTCACAAGCAAGCAGGGCTGATGCGTAGTTTTCAGTCCAATAGATAAACTTGTGATTCCAATTGATCGTGTCCTCAAAACGGTCAGCCTGTTCTTTCCAGTCTGTAAGTGAATTCCACTCCATTTGAGTTTCGGTTAAGCGGTCAAAATCGTTGGCTGTTAACTTCATGCGTTAACCTCATTCATCTTTACAGATGTAACAATGCTGCCTACATACTTGCCACTTGCTGTTTTTGTTAAATCAATGTACATATTTCTCATTCTGCAAGCAACTGCAAAAGCAGGAACATCTGCTGCATAATGTGAGTACACTTCAATCTCACCTGAACCTGAACGTCGTGCTGTAATGTTTAGATCAAGTTCAGCAATTAAGTCTCTTACATCCTTGATGCTAACTGCATGTTTCATTTCGTACCTTTCGTTAAACCAAGTCCGTTACTTGGATAAGAGAAGGATGACACATGTCAAATAAGCCCACAAGGAAACTGTCGGCGTGTTGTATAACGGTTTGGTAACGAAGTCTAAAGGATACCTAGAGAGTCGAACTCATCAATTTGCTGGTCAATATCTCTAGGCTGATAATCCTCTTGCCTACCCATAGGTCTTACCTTCGACTATGAAACTGCCATCTTTCTCAATAGGTATGAATACAGGCGATACCTTCTTGTTATTTACATACAAGATACCGAATCCTTGTTGCCAGTTGCCTGACCCACCTTTTAGGTATTTTGCAGATTTAAAGTCCATCAAATTGCCAACCTCAAGACCATATAAGGTATGCCCTATTTTGCCCCCTGATGAGGCTGTATAGGCTGCTAACCCTGCTCGGTGAGTATGTCCACACACTACGCTTTTACCATGCCTCATAGCCAATCCTAGGGCTGTTTGACCACCCTTTTGAGTGACCTGCCCCTCGTCTCCATGAAGGATAATCCAGTTGGGTGCAATAGGCATTGGTTCACGCCAAAACTTAATTCCTAGTTCAGGCAGACCAAGCCAATTTTCAAAGCGTAACTCAGGAAGGGAAGCAAAGGCTGGAAGCCTAGTCTTAATTGAATTCCATAAACGGTCAGTATGGTTTGACCGCACCATATCTGTTACCTGTAAGTCATAAAGGATTTGCTTAGTAATTTGCCGATCTCGGTCAAGTGTTCCTGCGAATTCCCCTGCCAAGCCTCGTTCCCATTTGGAGAGTTGAGGAAGGTCAATCTCATCTCCGACTGTTGCGACCTGATGCGGTTTCCATTTGTTAATAAACCGTACAAGGTTTCTAGTTGCGATTGGGTCATGATATGGTATTTGTAGATCAGATATTAAGACTATTCGCTTAATCTTCATCCTCATCTTCAGTAGGGTCAATGCGTGGAATTAAGGCATCAGGTTTGTCATTGCTTACCCAGTCAGGTAAAGCGTGAGGTTCTTGCATGAAGAACCATGCAACCTCATTGGTGAACCCTGCCTTTTTTGCCGCCTTGTAAATCTCATGTTTAGTAATCATGAACACATCAAGTTTAGATAGCGGTTCAGGTGACTTGCGAACTACGCGTCTATTAACTTTCTTGCGCTTACGAGTATTAGCCATGTGATTATTTTACTTCCTACTAATGACAATAAAGAGTTCATCCAGTCTTTGTTCAAGGCGTGTCACTTGGTCTTTTAGACTTTCTCCGCCATTTGGTCTAAGTTCATTTAACCAACCCTTTACTAGCCAGCGTAAGCCAGCAAGTATTCCAATTAGTGTTGTGGTAATTCCAGCAGCAAAGCCAGCCCACTCAAGGGCTGTCATTACTCTTTGCTACCTATACCGAAAGAAGTATCGTTAGGGTTAATCGCTCTTAAAATAGGTGCTGCAAATGCAACTAAAAAGGCTTTCCAAATGTCTGAAAGTGTGCCAGTTGGATTAGTTACATAAACAGTTGCAAGGCAAACAAATGCGCTGCGACCATAAGACTCAATAATTGCTAGTGTTTTCTTATTCATCTTTTCCCCCTAGTAATGGAATGTTAAAGAACTCTCCATTTTGATTTGGTTTAAAACTAATGTGAATGTGTTTGTTGTGGGGGTTAATGCCGTTATATTTTACCCAGCGCCATAATGATTTAGCGCTTGCAATCTTTCCTACATGAATTACATAAGATATACGCTTGTCTCGTTTTGCTGCCTGTCGTATCTGATCTGCCAAATAGATACTAATTCCTTGTTCTTCAGATAAGCCAGCGTCAATGTCAATGGCACATACTTCACCTTGCCCATTTGGGTTATGGTCAGACTTTCCTGACGCATGGCGTAAATCACCAATCCATCCATCACTTTGGCGCTTACGATCAGCGAAGCAGTCATCTGTCTGTTCCCTTAACTGCTTGGCGGCTTTAGATAACCAAGGTTGCATTATGAAAGTAGTAAAGCGGCTTCCTCGGCAGTAATGCCAAGTTTATCTAGTAGTGCTGACTTAGCCTTAGCCTTAGCAGCGTCAATTACTTCTTGCGCTTTAGCCTCTACTTCAGCAGCCTTTTGTGCGGCTTCTTGTTCTTTGATCTCAGCAGCAGTAAGTTCAATCTCTTGAACCTCACCTGTTGAGCAATCTACTATTACTTTATGTGACATGTTTCTCCTTTGTTAAGCGTTTGAAATACCGTATAGATAAAATGATGAGCCTGTAACGAAGTTTGAACCGCCTGACATAATCATATAAATACTAGAAACGGTTGCATTGTTAGACATTAAGTTTGCTGTAACTGAATTGAATTGAACTGTTGCAGCATTTGTTTCAGCAGCACCATCAGATGAAATTGGTTTGTATTGGGCTACCGTATAACTTGGAATATAAATCTGAGTATATCCAAATGCGTTTGCAGTTGATCCCGCGCCTGTCATTGAGTTAGGAATATAACTAAATGTACTGGAACTTCCACGACTAGATGTTGCAGTTGAACCATCACTTCTTAAAGTGCTATATGAATAACCTGAAGTTATTCCCCCGTATTGAATATTTAAATTATCAGATACACCTGCGGTATCTGTTTTTGCACTAATCCTTAATACCAAATCAGTATAAGTTGATGGTATTGCTGAAAAAGTAATAGATGCAGCGTTTGCCGATAAAATATTTGAACTAATTAAAGTATAGGTTGCCATTATGCCGCCTTTATTCCATAGAGTGTTGCACTAGTACCTGCAAGAAAAAGACCTGCTGTACCTGCTTGAACAGTTACGGAAGTAATTGCTGAAGTTGAACGCCACAAACCAACTTGTCTAACTACTTGACCGCCACCGTTTGCATCTTGACTACAAGTATTTAAAAATGATTTGTTTGTTGAACCAGCATAGGAAAATATATCACTAGTCATTAGTGTAGGTTGATTAGCAGTAATTGCATAAACTGAAGCAATAAATTTACTATCTGATGTAGTATTTGAAGTAGTCGCTGCTGCACCTGTTCCAGTAACTTCAGTCGTAGAATAATTTGTTGCAGTATCACCATTAACTCTAATCCATATTTCACCATTTGTTGCAGTATTATATGCACCAACCCAAACTAATCTTAAGTCAGTATATGTAGCAGCAATAGATGAAAATGTAATTGAAGTTCCAGCAACGCTTAAAGTGCTAGTTGCAATTTTATCATATGTAGTTGCCATGTTATCCCTTAATTCCGTATAGAGCAAAAGTTGAGGAAGTTGTATAATTACCGCTAGATAAATAAATTTCAAACGAACTTATTGCCGATGTAGAGTTCCAGAGTCCTGAAGTTAATTCAATTGTACTTGAAGAAATTAAGTTTCTATCAGTTCCAAAAAATGAACGCAGAGTTTTTGTTTTAGTTGTTGAAGCATAATCAGTAATATCTATAATTAAAACTGATGGATAAGTTGCAATAACTCCATTGTAAGAAGCACCTAAACGATTAAAAGCCAATGATGCAGTACCTGATGCACCTGCCGCGCTACCATCACCTCGTATGTAATGACTTGCATAATTAGCGGCAGTATCTCCATTAAACCTTCCTTGGATATTTCCACCCGCTACCGAAGCAACAAGATTTATTCTTACTTGTAAATGTTTATAGGTTAAAGGTATTGAACTAAAAGTAATAGTTCCACTTGAACCTGTGCCAGTAGCAGTAGCAATAGACTCGTATGAACTGGTAGAAGCCGCTACTCCGCTAGAAAAACTACCTAATACTGTATTAAGCAATTCCGCCTACCACATACCAAGTATCAGTTGCAGTCTTAATACAGACGGCAGTCTTATATTGTGCAAGTGTTGGAGAAGCGGCTGTTGCGCCAGCCGAAAGAACTGTTGTAGTTCCTGAAGTTGTAGCACTTATCGTACAAGCGCCAGCACCCTTATTAAGAATTGTAATTGTAGTTCCTACTGGAAACGCTACTGAAGCGTTAGTAGGTATCTTAAATGCAATAGCAGTTGCCTTGTTCATAGGTACAACTGTCTGATATTGGTCAGTTAAGACGGTTGTATAATCTGCTGTCTGATCTGTGGCAACAGTAAATGTTACAAGTGAGTTGTAATTCGCTGCCGTTAAAACATCACCAGTCGTGCTTGGAAGTCCTGAAACCATGTGTGTATTCTCCTTAGTAGGCTATTATATCTTGTCCGAGTACCCCATAGGTACTATTTCCGATCAAAAATCCATCAGCAATTCTCTCTAGCGTAGTAAATGTAGCCATCATCTTGGTTGGCGTGATATACCACTTGACTCCTTGAACCTGAAGTGTTTTAGTGATGGTTGAGTTATCGGGCTGGATATTACTTATAGTCACATTTGTAAAGTAATCCATGCCCAAAATAGTACCTGTTGGTACTGACGCATCATTTAAATCAACCGTCATTTCATCAATTCTAATTGTTGTAGCAGCCCTTGTAGCAGTCCACATCTTTGCAATGTTTAGGGCTTCAGCGTCACTTTGTACTACCAAGTCTGAGTAGGTATTGGTGTGTGGGAAGTAAGTAGCAACTGAAGCGGTATTTGTTGCTTGTTGAACCGTACCGCCTGTTCTAGTTATGTTTGTAACATTTACAATTAACTTATCATCAAAGGCAAACTTGAGATTTTTGTAAGGTATTCCACCTGTTTGATTAAACTGAATAGGCGTAACCGTTGGACTTTGAATGACATCTTTTCTATTTTTGAAGATTAAGTTTCCTGCTGGATTGCAATAGAATGCACCCTGCTCGGAGAACTCACAATTTTTTAACGCACCTAATGCTGCTCTTGAAGTAGCAGGGTCAGCCTGTACTAAGGATTGACCAGTAGCAATAGTTCTCATTGAGGTAGGGAACTGTACTTGGTCTAATATATTTGTAATTCTTGCGCCTGTATCTTGTCCAGCACTTGAACCTGAAACGGTTGTAATGCCAGCCTGTTGCATCAATCTAAAGGCATCAACTGCTGTTATATCTACATAACCAACATTCTCTGCTTGGTCATAAAAGTAATAGTAATTAGTTGTATAACCTGAAAATAAGAAATAACCTGTACTGCCATAGTCTGCTGAAACTCTAATCTTTCTTAAAGGAACTAATTGCCCATAGTAGGGAGAAGAAGTGTTTTGTGGATTGAACGCGCCTGTATTATCGAGAACGCGAATTATACATTCGCCAGCCTCATAAGTATCGCGGCTAATATTTCTTCCACGCGTAATAGTTATTTCTTTTGTTACGCTAGTTAAGTCAGCAATTAAAGTGCCAGTAGATGTTGAAGCAAGTGTGCCTGTACCAATAATGCCAAACTTTGAGTCTCCAATTGTAAATGGATAGCCAAATGTTGCGCCCGAACTAAAGTCCAGCGTTACAGTTATTGTTGCTGGTAATGCCATTAGTCTAGGAAGTCTCTAACTCTACCAATAGTAGAGAATGAACCTGAAGCAGAATTATCTAGCAAGTAGTCTCTTACTCTTGTACTTTCTGCTTGTTGTGAAGCAACTGAAGTGTAATAATTATTAACTACTGTTCTTGCCGCGCCGCCTTGATCTCCACCGCGACCTAATGCTAATTCTAAATTAGTTACTTGTGCGGCTATACTTCCATCAAGTAGTGATTGCGCTTGATCTCCAGCACTTCTCGCCGAAGGTGTTGATGATGGCGCTGGCACTTGAGCAGAACCTGCTGAAGTAGTTAATGGGTTACCATTGTACTGACTGTTGATTTGTACAGTTAATACAGGCGCTTTAAGTTTGTTTAATGCTTCTTGAATCTTATCAATGTCGGTAAGCGCATTCTGCACCCATGTTGGATAATCTTTTAATGGATTTAATGCAGGTGGCAGGTTGGCAATAGCAATTGCAAGTCCAGTAGTCTGTAATTGAGATACGGCAAGTTTATTACTTAGTCGGTCAGCCTCGCTTGCATTATCTTGAATTAAAGCCATTTGTAATTGAAGTCTTAACTTCTCATCTTCAGTAATCTTGCCTTGCAATGCAGCAACAATTTGAATCTGATCTAAGTCAAATAGAGTGCCTGACTTCTTTAGTTTAGCCTTGTCTGCTTCAGCCTTCTTTGTAGCATCAGCCAACTTCTTTTGCTTGGCTAGGAAGGCTAAGTAATCCTTATTACGCGCTGCTTGCTCTTGAGCAGTCTTAGCCGCTAATTCATAAGTCTTAGTGTTGGCTTTCCATATTTCATTCTGTATTGCAAGCCTAGTTTCATCAACACCTAGTAAGTAATTCCATCCATTAACAGTTGCATTTAGGGTTGAGTTAACAAACCCTAAACCAAGTTTCTGTAACAGGTTAGGCGCTGCTGCTGTTAACTGTCCAAATTTAATAATTACTGCGTCAAGAGTGTAAGCAAATGTTTCCATTGCAGCAGTCATACCACCAATGCCGTTATTGCCAGTTGCTTCTTGAAATGCCATTACTAAGCCTTGACCAACAATTTCTTTACTTTCATTCCATTGATTGTTTAATACTGCAATTTTTCCAGCGTAAGTATCAAGGTATGCTGCTGAAGCGCCGCTAAATGTTTTAGTTAATTCTTTTTGAATACCAACCATGTCGGCTGATGCAAGATAGGCTTTATTTAGTCCTACATTAAGACTTGCCAAGCCCTTTGTGTTTCCTGCATAACCCTTGCTTAATGCGTCAACTACTGTTGCTAAGTCATTTGAACTTCCACGACTTACATCAATTGCGAGGTTTAAATCTTTCATTGCATTGCTTACATTGCCAGTTGACAAATATAATTGGCTAAATAATGGGATTAAAGAGTCATCTGCTATTCCACTAAGTTTTGCTA